CGTCAGCCGCTCGAGCGGCTTCAATCGCCTCAACCGCAACGGCGATCGCTTCCGGAGGCGCGCCTGCCTCGGCCATTTGCCGGATGAGCGCGGCCAGGCTCATGATCGCTCGCGCCATGGGGTGAAGCGCGGGAGGCGGTTCTCGAGCCACGACATCGGCTGTAATTCTTCGGCGGCTACGTAATGGTTGAGCACGCCCGCCGGCGGGAACGGCTTGACCGGCGCGGCCTTTAGCGTAGCGCCCCATTCCCAGCCAATAAACCGGACAGAATAGCCATCATAACATCGGCCTAGAACATAAATATCTTTCCAATTCTTGGTGTCTTGCTTGACGATGAGGTTCTTTGGATTGCGGAACGTCTTGACATCAAGAGTAAACATGAGAAGCGGATAGAAATCCGGCTTTCCGCCGTCGCCCGGCCGCTGGCGCAGGCGGAAAGGCAGGCCATAGCGCTCGCCGAACGTGATTTCGCCGCTGAGGCCGATCGTCTCGTAATCGTCGCTGAGGGCGAGGCGGTTCGGGCCGCCGGCGTGCATGGCGTTGCGGCGGGCGACTTCCTCGGCGACGACTTGGTCGAACAGTTCACCGCTCACGTTCGCCGTCCTCTGTCAGCGTCGCCGCCGATCGGCAGCGATTGACCCAACGCAACAGGCCGGCGTCGACAAGCCGGTTGACGCGCCAGGTGGCGAAAGTCGGCGGCCTCGGCCCGATGGCCTTAGCCCGTTCAAACGCCCCGCCGTTCGCGTTCCTTTTCAACGCCGGATGAGCCTCGTTGAGGATCAGCCGCTCTCGGCCGCACAACATCGCGATCACCACGCAACAGGCCCGCCCGAAGGCGGACAACTCCCCACGCCTCAAGAATGTCGATTGGCAAGTCGCGCCCGGAGCACACGCACCACGGGATCGCCAGGCGGTTGCACAGGGCGCCGAAATCCCGTTGCGCGGCGCTCACGGGCGACTTGGGCTCGCGCTTGAGCTCGATGAAGCCGATGCGGCCCGGCACGTCCGGGCCCATGACGAGAAGATCGGGCAGGCCTTTGGTGAGGCCCGGCTGGCCCATGGCGCCCGCATTGGGGATCGCGGCGACCAACGTGTCGGGCAGGCCGAGCCAACGCCAATGATCCACAATGCTTGATTGAATTCCCTTCTCAGACGGAAGCGCAATGGCGCCAGGTTTGCGGCGCGGGCCCATGGTTCACGCCGCCGTTTCGACCGAGGATTGCGCTCGCTTGGCGGCGGCGCGGCGCTTTTGCTCTGCCCCGCTCGGCACGGGCTCGAAAACTTCGAGCGACACGCCGAGCTCTTTCGCCCAGCGCCACATATCCCCGAGTTGGGGAGTGCGAACGCCGATCTCACAGTTGAAGACAAAACCGCGGCTGAGCTTGAGAAGGCTTGCGAGCTCGGGGCGTAAGAGGCCCCGAGCCTCCCTGGCGCGAATGAGAGCGATGCGGGCGTAGGGGTGGCGCTCGCGAATTGTCCACGCGGGCAGGTCTCTCGCCACCAGGCGCTTATCACACTCCTTCATTGACACGTCGCCTTCGCGTCTTTTCGTCGTGCGTGGGCCTGACGCCGACGGGCCGCCGTGCCTGCGCAGGCGCTGATAGTGGCGCATGCACAGGCCTCTCGCCACCAGGCGCTTATCACAGCCCTCCATTGAACATAGCCGCGCCATAACAGCCCCTAGAGGATCCGAGTTGGTACCACAGGTCAATGGGGAGGGGTATCCAGGCCGGTAGACGGCAAACGGCCTTATTGACAGCGGCCACATGCTTGACTTAATGGTTTCCATTATGGAAACCGGCAAACCGACCGTCAAGCATTACCTCCGCGAGTGGCGGCTGGCCCGAGGGCTTTCGCAACGCCAGTTGTCGAACAAGGTCGGTATCGCAAAGAACGTCATTTCCCGCTATGAGACTGAGGCGCGGGGGGTTTCCCTCCAAGTCATGCTTGAGCTTATCGATGCGCTCGACATTACGCCCAATCAATTTTTCGAGCCGCCGGCAAGACCTTCCCTCGACGCGATCGTTCGCCATGAAGACGAACAGACCTTGACCCGGCTGGCGAAGGTTGTACGGGCGTTCATTGGGAAGGAAAACGGCGAGGGTTGACCCTTTCGTCAAAAATCTATCCACGGAAAAATTTTCGCTGCCCCTGGGGTTGCCGTATTGACAACCGTTACCTCGAGGTAAACCATGCGCCCGCATGAGCGACCCCCATGCACTCGAGGCGGCAAGTCCGCTTCCCCCGGATGAACCGCAAGCCCCGGACGGGCGCGCAATCGCAACGCAAGCGCCTTCCGGGGCGCCAGACCCTTATCTGGCGATGATCGCAGACGCCGCGGCAAATCCGAACGTCGACCTGCCGAAGCTGCAAGGCCTGATGGCGCTGAAAGAGCAGGTCGAGGATCGGCGCGCCAAACGCGCCTTCAACGTCGCGCTTGCCAACGCCAAGGGCGAATTCGGGCCGATCCTGAAAACGCGCTTGGTCGACTACGCTCACAAGGACGAGCGCGGCCGCACCAGCTATCGGCATGAGGAGTTCGCCGACATCGCGCAGGTCGTCGATCCGGTCCTCAGCAAGTATGGGCTGAGCTATCGCCACAAAGCGACGCAAGAGGCCGGCAAGGTCAAAGTCACCTGCATTCTGAGCCATGCCGACGGCTTCTCCGAGGAGAACAGCCTCGAAGCGCTCGAGGACAAATCCGGCCAGAAAAACCCCATTCAGGCGGTCGGCTCAACAATCACATATTTACAGCGATACACTCTCAAGGAGGCGCTGGGCATCGCCGCTGCGCACGACGACGACGGCCATGGCGGCGGCGCCGACCCCGACCAAGCCGTGATCGGGCTCGAGGAAATGATGCTGATCGAACAGCAGTTGCGCGACACGGAAAGCGATCAGGCCAAGTTTCTCGAAACACTCGGCGCCGCGTCGCTCGCCGCATTGACCGTCAAACAGTTTAGCCGTGGGAAGGCGCTTCTTGCCGAGAAAAAGAGGCGCGCGAGCAAGGCCGCGTCATGAACGACGCACCGCAACGTTCGCCGGAATGGTTCGCCGCGCGTTGCGGCTCGCTTGGCGGCTCAAAGGTCGGCAGCGCGCTCGCCGTCTTGAAGCGAGGCGGCGGGCGGACGAAGGCCTCAACTGATCTTCTGTTTGAGCTCGCCGCGGAGCGGATTACCGGTCAGCCGGCGCGGCGCGTCAATGCGCTTCAATGGGGCGTTGACCACGAAGACGAAGCCATCGCCACTTATGCTTTCCTGACGAACGCCGAAATTACCAGACCTGGCATCATTCCGCACCCGCGCATCGCTGGCGCGCATGTCTCAATTGACGCGCTTGTTGGCGATGACGGCGGCTGCGAGGTTAAGTGCCCCACTAGTTCTGTCCATTTGCAAACGCTCATGGGCGCCGCCATTCCCGAGGATCACTTGCCTCAAGTCGTTTGGAGCTTGGCCTGCACCGGGCGAGCTTGGATCGACTTCATTTCATACGACCCGCGCTTTCCCGAGGGCCTGCAGTTCTTCGTCAAGCGGCTCGAGCGCGACGAGGCGGCGATCGCGGCGATGGAAGCCGAGGTCGAGGCCTTCCTCGCCGAGCTCGACGGCAAGCTTCGAGCGCTCGGCGAGCGCTACGCATGGGAGAAGGAAACCACATGAGGCTGTCGCGCACGATAACTTCGGCCAACCGCGCCGAGCTCGTGCGCGCGGGCGGGGGCGCGCCGAAGTTGTGTGCTCATTGCGGAAATGCGTTTCGCCGAGATATTCGAAATACCTATGCTTATTGGGGGCGGGCCAAGTTTTGTTCGCGACTTTGCGCCGGGCGAGAAATTGCAATTTACAAGACCGAATTTAGACCAAGCCTGGCTGAGATGTTCTACAGGAACGTTGTCAAAGCTGACGGTTGTTGGCTTTGGACAGGTACAAAGGACAAAAACGGCTACGGCCTTTTTTATTACCATCACCGGGGAATGCAACGCGCGCCACGTGTAGCATTAGAGTTAGATGGAAGGCCTGTCCCCGTGGGAATGCTGGCCTGCCACGCTTGCGATAATCCGCAGTGTGTCAACCCCGCGCATCTATGCGCAGGCACGCCAAAGCAAAACACGAAAGACGCGCTTGAACGCAATCGCTTACCGCGTGGAGAGCGACACTACACGGCCAAACGGAAACATCTTCCGTGAGGTTTTTCCGCACGATAACCGATTTTAATCGGCCCGAAATCCTCAAAGTAGTGAGCGCGGTTCCAATAGGTTCAGAAATTGAGATTGTCAGTGATCGGCGCACCCTCTCGCAAAACAAATTGATGCACGTTCTCTTAAGGCGGTTGTCCGATCAACTCGAGCACTGCGGTGAGCATTGGGAGCCTGATGATTACAAGGCGGCGTTTCTCAAGGCGATGGGCAAGAAGCTGCGTTTCATGCCGGCGCTCGACGGGGTGGGCGTAGTCGCGGTCGGTTACCAGTCGAGCAAATTAAGCAAGTCCGAGATGAGCGAAATGATCGAGCTCATCTACTCGGAAGGGCTGCAGCGCGGCGTCGTTTTTGACGCGGAGGCCTCATGAGCGGCGTCGAGCTCATTATCGGCGACGCCCTGTCGCTCTTACAGCGGATCGAATGATGCGCCTCGAGTTCACCGTTCCCGTTCAAGTCGCGATCGTCAACCGGGCGAGCGATAGTTCTTGGCGTATCCACTGCGAAATTTGTGGTATTTGGTGCAAAACCCGCGCGGACTACGAAATCGATCACATCCGCGCCGAGGGCATGCGGCCGATCGGCGAGACGCCGCGCAAGCTCACCGCGGCCGACGGCCAGCTTTTATGCACGGCGGTCTGCCACCCTGAGAAGACGAAGGCCGACAAGGGCGACATCGCCCTCGCCAAGCGGCAAGAGGCCT